GAAACGCCGTACGAATACGGGGCAACCGCCACCACCTCACTAGGAGGGAATTAGAAAGTTAAGATAACTTTCTTAGCTTATTGATGTTTGAAACGTCAATAACCAGTAGTCTCTTACAGTATCGAGATGATAAACCGTCACGGCTTTTCATCGTCGAATCATTATAAAGAGCTAACGCTAATGTAACAGGTGTATCCTCAAGGTTATGCTTCTTATAGACGCATTTCCAATAAGGAATCCTGGCAATACCGTCCGTTATATCAAGATCGTACATGAACTCTGATCTATGAACCCACAACACAGTACTACTACTGTTTGCAGGTCCTTTAAGACAGGTCTTCCATACTTTCGAGGTCAAACGGCGCCAGACCCAGTATACGTCACAAGGGGTTAAATCCTCGAAACTATTATTGAGTCTGAATCGATTCGCTACGTTTATTAGCTCAAGGTCACTTGAGAGTAATTGACGTAGTCTGAAGGGTTTAACATCGTAACCATTGAACCAGTATTCACCGCAGGATTCTCTAAAGATTCCTGTGTAATATGATTTCTCTGAATTAACGGTGAAACCCAACCATTTGCAGAAGATCGCAAAAGGAATCGATGCTTCAGTAGGTAAAATCACGTCATCACCATGAACGCTAATATCGGTTTTAATACCGTGTACTTTGCATACCGCGAATGCGGCGGCATAGAAAATTAGCGATTCAAGTTCGAATGTGAAGCCATTACCCATACTGGAGAATTTCTCCAGATGCCGCTGTCCAACATTAACACCAAGAATGGTGCCAAACTCCATAATGGAGGATCGGACTTTATCTAATGTATCATAGATACGGGAGGGCAACAATGCTTTAATTACCCATCTAGCTATAGTATCACTAGCCGAAGAGAAATCTATCGTTGCGAGGGATCCATCAACGGACCCCATACGTGCTCTCTTGCCATTTAATTGGCCAGAGGTTTCAAGCTGTACACCAACGCCTAAAAGGCATCGACGAATAGCCGCCCCGTACATTTTCTGTAAGGGCATGAGCGCATGTGATTCGACCGCGATAGGGCGTAAGCCACGACAATCTTTAGGGACTGTCGTAAATTTACATACTGCTTTTAACGGCAAAGTATACTCTTTCGGCCAATTGCAAAATGGACCTGATTCGCCTAGAGCATCATACCCATCTACATAGTGCAGACTAGTTAAGTAACCCGAAACGAGGTCCTCGCAATTTTGAGGCGCATCTGGAAAGCTGCTTAGTTTGTACGCTACATGTGTATGTACACCCTTGCAAGTGCTTGAGGCACCTGGTCCAAACAGGCAATCATCTGCATCTGGAGAAAAACTATCAAGTATTTCGGCGATTTTCATTTTCATAACATGGAAATAGTCACGAAAAGGGTTATCTTGATTATTAGATAACCAGCCGAAAACTCGTTGGTTCGTCTCGAAACACATAGATTCCGCTGTGAGAACTTTCTTCATAGTAGGTAGCAATAACTCGTCTTTATTGACAAGTCCATCGCATTTCCTAAGCAGTGATACTGCCTGGAAGTCCTTCTTGAAGAGCACGTGATCATAATCGAGGTATGAATCGATAGGAATCTCTTTATTCACCAGCTGTCGAATGTCGTTATACTTAACTAACAACCAACAGCTTAATGAGATAGGAGTATCGAGCATTTCGAAATAATCTGAAGCGAATGCGAGCGTCTTTGAAAGCGCCGCATCTGAGTGGTAGACTTGGTCCATCACAATACCTCTTTAGGTTAGTTACAGATTAATAGGCCGGTGACATGTTTTTAACAGCATCGGTAATAACCTGATTACCTAACAAGTTCCGTGCGAACGCTAACAAGTGCAATTTATCTTGCTCAGTACAATTGTCCTGAACATCGAAACTGATGTTAACGCGGTTTGGACTAGGTGACCATACGTTTTGACCGTTTACGGACGTCTCGTATGGAACCACAATCTGAATCGTGGTTTTAGTTTTAACATTAGAAACACGCGGTTTTACTAGGAGAGACATACGACGAAAGCCGGACATAACTCCTACAGACTTCTCTAACCACTCAGCAGGGGCTGTAAAGCCATTCTGCGATGTAAGTGGTTCAAAAGTGCGTGAAACTGGTGCGGGTGTTGTACCGTCATTTACGACGATATTAGCGATTTGTGCCATTTGGAAATTTCCAATTATTTGCCTAGCTTACCGCTTTGTTGACTTAGCATGGCTAAGGAATCGAGTAATCGTTTCCAGTCCATGTTGACACCAAGAGTAGGCATAGGAGGTAAAGGGATACTTAGAGTACGTCGCTTATGCTTCGAATAATAAGTATGTTTGCCTGGAGTACTAGGTTCAGAACCAGGATAACTACCAGGGTTTTGAGTAAGAGTGATTTCATCTTGTATGTACCGTGTTTTGGTTATTGAAAAGTAATCAACAGAAAGACCGGCTAAAGCCGTCTGGGACTGCAGATAATCTCCAATATTGTAAAACCAATCCACGACGAAGCTATATGGCATAAGCTCATAAGCTATCAAAGCTGGATTGTCGAAACCCAACTGTCCCAAGATGATCCTGGTCGGACAAACTGGTTTAATCAAGCAACTTATGGTTACATGATCGTCGATTGTTGCGTTATGCGCAAAGTCGATACCAGAAGACCGAACGATACTATTATCTGTATAGCTTGTCTTGGTAGACTTGCTATAAGAATATGCTAGTTTTCCACCTAATATTTTCTCTTCAAGGAGCTCAATAGCCCCTTGAATCTCATACATTAGAGGAGTCCAACCGTATCGTAGCTCTAACCAAGCGTTAGCAAGATCTTTTCCTTTCAGAGGTTTATCACCTTTGATTGGTATCTTATTTTGCTTGAGAGTGGTAAATTGAGCAATTGCTTGCTTAATTTTACCTTGGCGTAGCAATTTGTAACTACGGCCAATCTGCCACGCACGTGATGCAACCATATCGCGAGTTTGAGCAAGCTCTACAGCGAACACGGCGAAATTAAATTTTATGTCTGAAACATCGGCATAGAATTTAGAGATAGCCAGGTCAATCGATTTCTGCGTGACAGCGCTAGGCAATAAATGCCCAACACTATACATGTGCTGATTACGAATTTCCTGTTTACTGACCTTAGACCAGACCGAGGGATCCCCCGGTATAATACAAGGTTCGTAACGCGTAAAAGTCAGTGGTTTCTGTACCTCCCAGACTACTCTATGGAGAGTTAAGTCGTTAGGGGGGCGCAGGCCATTAGTACCAATCGCAGAATTAGTACCAGAGCATGAGTAACTTGAATGCTTACCGTACATTGTTTCAGGAATTGTAAAGGATACTTGTTCACATGGATTATAACATTCCATGCTAAACGTTTTCGTTTCATCCTTAACATAGTTCGGAGCTTTCATCATGACTGACCATAGGTTAGTTAGGGTAAGGATACCCAGAAGTGAGAAATTCACGACGTCTTAGACG